TCCCATCAAGTGTCCCAGTAAACCCGAATCTAAATGGAGCGTGTGAGAGTTTGCCTACAATCTTAGTAATACTCCCGCTGTCTGCTTGATGAGCTTCATCACATATAAAGCCGCCGAATATGGAAAACCATTCGGGCGGCAGTTTATATATACTCTGCCACGTCGAAACAACAACCCTCTTATTCGTAATCTTTTCTTTTCCGCTATATATCTTGCCAATCGCCTTTTCGACATCAAAATCGTCATTCACATAGCTTGCGAAGTCGCCGACCATCTGTTCAACAAGAGACGTTGTGGGAACGCAAATCAAAATCGATTCATCGGTATACCTAAGAAGGAAACGAACGATGAGATATATGATATGGCTTTTTCCAGACCCAGTAGGTGACAAGACGAGGGCTTTATTAAGCCTGACGCAATTTAGAACAGCATCAATCTGATATTGATACTCGCCTTTAGGCGGCATTTTTGTGATTGTAGACAAATCTCGCAGAAATTCTTCAATGTCCTCTTTGAAGCTGATAGGTTTCAGCTTTTCTTTATCTACAATTTCAAACGAATAATCGTACTTCTCGCAAAACTTAGCCAAATCAACAATAAGCCCTGCTGGAAGCAACCCAGCTGCGATATTGAAAAGACGAATCTTGCCATCCCATCTACCCGATTTATAAAGGGGCATGTGCTTATAGTCTTTCACATAAAAACTAAAGTGATCGAGCATCTCATATTGTATGCTACGATCAGCCTCAATTCGTATATAAAGCTCGTCGTGTTTGTAAATTCGTATGTCAGCTGTCATGTAATGCCATTTTTGAACTTCATAAACTCAATGGCATTGCGAATATTAAAGCTGCGCTGATTGATTGACTTGATGAAATTTTCAATCATATCAACTTTGATCTGTTGAATGCTTCGCTTGCCTTCTAGTTTCATTAAATCATCATCTGCTTTGAGATACACATCCAAATCTTGCTTCAAGACTTTATGATTCAAAGGCTTCTCTTCATATACGGAATCGTCAGCCTTCCCCAAATAGTACTCAGTCTTTTCCTTCATAAGACGATTCCATTCCCGTTCAATCCCTTTCAGAATTTTCAATTCTTCAATAAAAATCCCATACCATTTACTATGCAGATAAGGGATTTTTATGCTTTCAGCATCAAGAGCAGAAAAATCAATAACGCTATCTTTTTCAATCAAATCACAAATTTCTTCAATTTTCATTTTTCCGTTTTATATCAAAGTACTGGTAGCGAAATGTTGCCGTCGTGGTCAAAGGATCTGTATCCGTGACCGCCGATTCTAAATTAATATCGGCAAGAGAAACAGGAAAACAATTATAAAATACAACCGTCAAATTTGTCAACTTATTATTGTTCAAAATGTGAAGCGTAATGTCTCGAAACTGTTTCGACAGACTATCATTATCACGAATTTCTATCATCCAATTATGCAAAAACAAATAATTCTCAAAATCTTCAGAAAGAACATACGTGAACGTCAAAGGATCATAATCAACTCTGTTGCTCGTCATAACACCCGAGTAATTCCTAAACGGCGTGTCAACGCCAGACATATTAATGGATGGCAGACTTACACTTTGAACAAAGTAGTTAAACTGAGGCGCGCCAGAAATCTCAGCTTTGAAATTTGTATTAGTTGCTATATTGTAATTTATGGCACCCATCAATTACTCCTCGGATTCAGAGAAAAGCTCAGCTTCAGCTTCGCGACGTCTTGTCAATCCAGGATATACTTTCCCGCCAGCTCGATTCCATCTTATGAATTGCTTGGCTGCGCCTTCCATGTCGCCCGAATTTATAAGTTTCAGGAGCGTGCTATTTCTAAAATTCTCAACGCCGACGTTATAAACAAAACTGGCAATAGCATCGATTTGATTCTGAGTCAGCGTCACGTCAGGGTCAATAAATTCGGCAGCCTCATTTAAATCCTCAGAAATATCATCGCGAAGCCATTCCTCGGCTTGTTCACGCGTACAAGTCATTCCAGGCTGAACTGGTTTACCATCAATTCGCGTTGTCCCATACCCAATTGTCCAAACACCAATGACATCCCTATAAGATCTAGGACTAAAGCTCTCAAATCCTTTGACGAGATCTATCCCTCTGTCTGAAACTTCCATAGCACACCTCGTTTAATTTTATTTATACCAATAAAAAACCCAGGACAAAGCCTGGGTTCAAAGCAATCAGTGGATTGCTGTATTAGGTTTAATGCAGGTTCAAGACCTTAACCTTGCGATAGTAAACGTTGCTGCCCGCATTCAGTGTCGTGAACGGGTTGGCAATCATGCCATAACGAGTCTTGAAGCCGATTGCAGGCTGGAAGGTGTCAACGTTAGTTGCACGCACCATTTGCAGCGGAACATACGGGCAATAGAACATACCAGCGTCATATGCATTAGCTCCTTTGAAGCCAACAACATATCCATTGGTTCCCAGGTACGGGTCAATAAACACTTTGAAGCGACCCAGCTGACCAGCATATGTCGTGCCAGTAGCATCAACTTCAAGATTGGAATTGGCTTGAAGAGCGGGGTTATAGTCAAGAACGCCAGCCATGACGAAAGCGGATGCAACGTCAGCAGAAACGATCAGAATGTTACCTTTGCCGCGGCGAGTCTCGATAGAAACAGCGTTAGCATCTCTTTCGATAGCAAACATGAGACCCTTATAGCGTTCCACTGACCAACGGCCATCGGAATCAGTTTGGAGGTCAAACGACCCAGGAGTAGCAGCAAATTGCGCCCCAGGCTTAGCAATAGTATAAATCGTGCGAACAACTTCACGGTTGATTTCGCTGATAATTTCATTCGAAAGGATATTCGAAAGCTCATTTTCAGCATCCAGGCCATGAATAGCACGAAGGTCTTGAGCCAATTCAAGGCTGTAATCAGCACGGAGTTGACGAGTCTTCGCAGTCACGCTGGCTTTTTCGATGGTCATTGCCATCGTATTCCAAGCGTCGGTTTCACCGCTAGGCGTATCCTTACCAGAGCCAGTAGAATACTTGGTATCGTCAAAAGGATTATCGCCTTCGTGAGTACCAGCGCCAGAGAAGTGCGTGTCAGACTCTTTGAACAGAGCTTCGTCGCCAGAAGCGTTGGTGTAACGAGAACGAAGAGCAAACACCAGACCAGTAGGACCAGTCATAGGCTGAACGCCGCAAATATCATATGCAATCAGCTTAGGAGCCATGCGGCGGACAAGACTGATTAGAATAGGATCCCAATTCTGGACATTGCCAGTTGTAGTTTGAGCAGCTTCCGCCAGGAACTTTTCTTGGTTCTCAAGCAGCTGAGCTGTAACTTTCTTTCTATAGACGTCGTTGATTTTTTCGACCTTATCGCTCTCTAGCAGAGCTTCCCATTTTTCAAGCAGGACTTGACTCATATATTTCTCCTCTAATTCGGTAGGGTTTAACAAAAAGTATTTATATCAAAGACGACTCAGATATTGAGACATCTTATCATTAAACTGAGGCGCAGGCTTGCCCTTCTTAGGATCTTTAGACCCTACCTCATTCAATTGTTCAGACTTGGAGCCAGCAACGATTTCTTCAATCATAAGCTCAACTCCACGTTTAAACTCATTCACAGATGCAAAGCTAATGTTCTCAATAAGATTTGCGACCTTTTCGCGTTGAGTGTCTGCGAGGTCTTTAGTTAGGCTCTCAAAAACAATAGCGTATTGTTGCTCGTCAAGCTTCTTTTTGAGCGCAACGGTTTCTTCAAACAACTTGTTATATGCTTTTGTGCTTTCATCAAGTTTATTTTGGATTTTTGTGACAGCAGACGACTCATCGAGTTTAAACATACCGTCTTCAAACGAACGTTTAACTCGATCAAAAACCTTTTTCATTCGAGCATATTCTTTATGCTCAATCAAAGATTCTTTGTTATCTTTAACGAATTGCTCAACTACATATTCAGAATAGGCGTCGACTTTATCAGCCATTTCATTCACGATATATTGACCATACTCATCAGCTTTAGCCTTGATGCGCTTAACTCGGAGGTCGCCCGCTTTTTTAGTGGCAGCAATCTCTTCGCGCAAAGATTTGGTTCTAGCTTTGATTTCACGTTCAATCATGAGCTTGAGCTTGATTAGCGTATCTTCGGTGAGATTAACCCCCGCAAGATGTTTTTTAAGTTCTTTTGTGATGTTCATATCATCCCCTTAAACCTGTGACAGAATGTATTCGAAAATCTTTACGAGATTTTCTTCATTCAGTTTTCTTTTTCTAGCACTAGTATTTATAACTTTTTTAATTTCAACTTCACGTTCAACCAATTTACCATTTTCCCATGCCCATTCTTTATTTTCCATGATATTGGTCACGAGCGCATCGGGCGCTGACGGATCAGCGACTATATCAGCAGCCGTAACAAGATGGAAATCATCGCCTACTACTTTAGCGCCGTTCTTCTCTTGAAGGCTGCCTAGACCTCGACTGCTAACACCTAGAGTTACACCTTCGTCCATCAAACTCTTTACTATCTTGCCAAAAGGCGTATCCATGACTTTTGCGCGGCCGATGATATTATCGCCATCCTCTTTCAAACTAATTATCTTATGTGATACGCGATCTAAATTGATGCTCGGATTGGTTGGATGACCCAACTCGCCCAAAGCTCTATTTGTTTTTACATACTCATCAATATATCGCCGCGTTTCATTCTGTAGAACTTCTCGCGGATAAATTCGCCCATTTCTATTCTTGATATTGCCTTGAAGGAAAACGCCTTCAATGAAATACTGCTTATTTGCACCAACACCTTCAGTTATAACCTGAACGTCGATCTTGTCATTTAACTCGACTAGTAGTTTCATTTCTACACCTTAAATTCTTTTTCAATTCTTCTTGATGACGCGAGCTCTAAAAACTTTCCCTTTAGACTTCTTCTTAAGCAAAGACTCTCTGACAGCCTTACGAATAACGGCTAGCTTGGATTCGCTGATCTTCTCGCATGAATTAGATTCTGAATTCCACAAAAACCCTCGCTGACATTTCATTTTTTCGTCATCTTCGCCAGCGCTTTCCCCGATTTCTTGATCTTCATAATCAAATTCAAATTGAATCAAATCAGAGGAGAGATATACCGTAAATTCAAAAGTTTGTTCATCAGTGGTGATGTCAATGTCGATTTTGCCTTGCTTTGAAAATTTATCTAGAGGCGATTTGCTAACAATTTCTACTTCATATCCGTCGACAAAATCACATCCTTCGAGCCAGTCACTAAACCCCATAGCGCCTTGTTTGCCTCTCAGAGTAACAATCAAAACGCCATTTTCATATACACTAGCGCCGCCGAAGCTTTTCGCAGCATTCTCAATTCGCGTCACGGCTTCCATTTCTGGATCAGCGGTATCTTCTTTGAGCTGTGACATTTTTTGCTTGAACAATTCTTTCAAACGACTCGAAACAGCCTTATGAAATCCAAGCGGATTATTTTGCATAAGGCTATCAGAAACTCGTTTTATAAAATCCTTTTTTTCCATGCAGCATTCCCTTCACAACATTCTCTATTTTAAGTGTTTGTTTATTTTTCAGACGACAATTCATCGGAATCAAAATCGCCAGAATCCTCAGGTTTTTCAGAATCTTCAGACGGCTTCGGATTACCGAAATTATCAGAATTCGGCGATTCTTGATCGGCTGGAAGCTCTTTACTAATCATTTTTGCTTCTTCGTCACTGAATTTCAAAACATTCCTCAGAACCCAATCCTTCGTGAAATATTTACCGACAAAAGGATCAATCTGAGTTAATGTGTTTATTCTATTGTTTAGTATCTCGCTCTCTTTATATTCAACGAAGTTATTATCTTCGGCAAATTCCCATTGCAAACTACGACGAATTATCTCCCAGTCCTGGTCAGTAATAACATTCTTGAGAAGCAATTGCGTTCTAAGCAAGTCTTCAAATAAGGACATAAATCTCTGACGCAAACGATCAATAAATTTCTTGAATCGATATTCATCCCGATTTATTTCAGTGCCTTTGCCGAAAACAAATGTAGGAGGCTCATCCTGGAATCGACTTATAGGCACGTTCAAACTTTGATATAGCTTATTCTTGAAGTAAGTAACGTCCTCAACTATACCGAGATTTTCGCCGCCAGGGAGAGTTGAAATTTCAGTCCCTCGCCCGCCATCGCGACGAGGAACCCAATAATCCTCAATCATGCTGAGAATATTTTTTCTGTCAACTACACTACCTGTTCTACTATCGTAAACGAGTTTATTCTTAAAGCGATTCATCAAATCGCGCATGTACTGCTCAGCTTTATTCTTAGGAAGATTGCCAACGTCAACATAAATTACTCTTCGCTCAGGAGCTCTACTAACACGATAGACGATCAAACTATCTTCCATCAAACGAAGATTATTGAATGGAACAATAGCTTTGTAAAGATGACCTAAAACGGTATTCGAATTCTTATCATAAATGCCGCTATCGGAATAAGAAATAGCATCGGGATGTATCTTCAGCCCGCGATTAATTTCCGCAATAGACGCCTTGCCTATTCCGTCTGGAGTATCAACATATATGTAGTATTCAACAACATCAGCTGCGTTATAAATCCCATTTGTATCAGGGACTGGCACTTCTTTTATTTTCTTGATCTTTAGAGGATCGATGGGGATGATTTTCTTAATCCCGTCTTTCGGTTTAGATGTGTCAATAACTTTATGCAAGAACATCTTGCCGTCAACATACCAATCCATGAATAATGAAAGACCGTTATTATTAAAATCAATAGTGCTGTATAAATTTATAAATTCTTCAGTTATTTTGCTTTTAACAGCTTCGCTCAATTTAGAATCAGACGTAAACCCCAAATCAATGGCGCGACGTCCGGTTACATCAAAAATAAAAATCTCATTTCTAATTTCTGCGAGAGCCAAATCAACATCTGGACTCATCGCAATTCGACGATATGTTCTAATTAACTCAGCTTCATTCTCAGGAACAGTGACGAGATCATAGTTATATGACATCACACCTGCTGCACCAGCGCCGAGAACCTCCGAAGACGGATCAGCCTCAACTTGAAATGCATCAAGTTTCCCAATCTTTTTGTTTTTAGTGATTGTGTAACCAAAAATATTCATCAACTATTCCTCAGAATAAAATGTGTATAGAACTTACAACGATTAAAAGGAGGGGGTATACGCCCCTCCTCTTTTATTTAATCAAGTAGTCGTTCTAGCAGTCCAGTAATTGACCGCGAAGGTCACTTGGAATTCTTCAATCTGATCGTTCTGATCATATCCTAGTTGAATGTCACCAACTTGAGTTGGAAAAATACCTTCAACCGCATATTCCTTCAAAACTTGATTCTCGCGACCAAGTTGTCGGACTACTGCATTGGCATAATAATTAGATGGGTTCTCCCAGCCATTAGCAGAAGCATTACGCTCATGGCCAAGAATTCTATCGACCCATTGTTCAAAAGTATCTCGAACGCTGAAGTCAGTATCATTGATAATAGTGACGTTCCAATCATCAAAAGTTTTATCGCCTGCTACTTTCACCGATCGACCCATATAAGGCACATCAACTGCGCCCATATTGCTCGACGGGATCGAAGCAGCCTTACACGTGTAACTAGCCTTCGTGGTTGCAAATGGATTTGCAACCAATGCAGGGAATGTCAAAATAACTTCATAGCGATTAGGGCGAGCGCCGCCGCCCTGAAAGTTCGCAATGAACGAATTTATGCTTGGATTTGGCATGCTCGTCTCCTAATTAAACTGAACCAACAACTTCATTAAACTCAACACCGTTACGAACAGCGACAAAGTTGAGAGTGATGAAGTTGATACTACGCGCGGGCTTGACGAAGATATTGGCAACAAATTCGCCGCGATCAATAACATCGCTAGTATTGTTCGTCTCGTCACATACAACCATAAAGTCATAAATGCCGCGGCGACCTTTAACTTCGCGCAAGAAAGGCTCAACCATATTCTTGAATTGTGCGCGAGTGTACTGGTCGTTGAATTCAAACAGCTGATACTTAGCAGCCTTGGAAATTGACTTCTCGAGAACAATAAACAAACGACGCACGTTGATATAGCTGAATGCGCTAGCTTT